TGTTGCACTGGCCCCGAACCCGGATGGGAGTATAAGACTCTGAAGCGCGGTGCAACCGTTCCACGTGCTAGACAGACTGGTTACATTGGCTCCAAAGCCAGAGGGCAAAGTAAGACTTTGAAGCGCGGTGCAATTCTGCCACGTGCCAATCAGACTGGTTACATTGGCTCCAAAGCCAGAGGGCAAAGTAAGACTTTGAAGCGCGGTGCAATTCAGCCACGTGTTAGACAGACTTGTTACACTGGCCCCGAACCCGGATGGGAGTATAAGACTCTGAAGCGCGTAGCAACTCTGCCACGTGCTAGACAGACTGGTTACGTTGCCACACGCAACAATGGTGCAAATTTCCAGATAGTCCGCTGCAACCGTTCCACTAAATACAATGCTCGTGGCCGATGGCGTATTTACGGCAACGTCAAGCCATGGAGAACTTCCCGGATTTGCGGCACCAAATGCAGTATGTTTTGAACTGATATCAAACGCAGTGATATTGCCGCCGCCTACCTGCGTAGTAATTCTGACAACAGACTGTTTGTAACCACGACTCGTAGGTGTTTGACTTATCCCGGCATACAAATACTGATGGTATGCCGTAACGCCAGACGCCACATTGTCTGTAGTGCCGTCGCCCCAATCGACAGTATACCCGCCTGTTACTGTCACATTCAGCGCGGCGTAATTGTCGCCTGCGGGAAAAACAGCCGCGAGAATGTTGATCTGATTTGCTGTAGGAGTCGGCACAGTCAGCCAGTCAGCAGGCCGAGTGTACGGTGTGCCAGCGGTGGCGCTACGCGATCTGTAAATCGGCATTTACCACTCCCGCGCTGAAAATGTCATGCCTGTGGTGTCGCCGATGATGGAGATTGCGGTAGGCGTTGATCCCCCAGGTGGAGACTCATAATAGTCACCAGGATATAGTTTGATCGATGGTTGCGTGGCGACAGCAGTACTGCCAGTTTCATCAAACCAAATATTTCCGGTCGTGTTGTTGTTCTGAAGAAACCAGCCCTTGCGCGAGGAGTTGGCCGCCATAAGTTGCTGCGCTGCCCCTCCCGTTGTAATCGTACCGCTACGACTAGTGCGCGTTGCTGTGGCGTATGTGACGGGGATGGCGACAGCAGACGCAATGCCTTGCACTGTGATAACGTCAGCGCTTGCCGTCCCTGCTGCGCCCAGCGCGGGCTGTTTCGCCGCTGTGGCGACGCTTGCCAAAGCGGTTACAGCCGGGTCATCAGAAGCTAGCGTAACTCGCTGCGTGCCTGTGCCAACAGCGCCTGCTCCTGCTGAAGCATCATTTGCGACGCCATCTGCGCCGAGACTAAGCTTAACCCGCTGATGTAGAACCCCGCCTATTTCGTCGGCGGCGATTGTCTTTCCCGTTCCAGGGGTGACATCTATATTATCTGCCATTGTTTAAGAACTTTTTGTTAAAGAAAGAAGCAGTCCAATCGGTTGGCCAATCCCAGGAGGATGAGGAATATATGAAAAAGAAATGTCCTTCCCTGAGAAAATATACTGGGAAGCTAAAACGCGAATTCTTTTAACGACAGGGCCTGTGCCATCCCCAAGATCAGAGAGCCCCGTCCCAATATTGAGAGTTGATGTATAGCTAGACGATGGCGACATAAAACGCTTTTACCTAAATCGGCGTCCCAGCTTGGATAATCGTCATTTTGACCGAGCCAGAGCCGGAATTTAAGAGTATCCTCGTGCAACGAGGGAGAAATGCATAATTTCCTTGGACGGTGGACGTTGCGCCAACAAGATTATTGTCGCCATGGTCAACCCATACGACGCTAGCAAGATCATCTTTATTAGGATCATCAAGTGTTTGCTGAACCGTATAATTTGCAGAACCTGTGACATCGACCTGGATGGCGACCTGCGCATACCCGTAATGGTCAAGGAAGATCGGCGCGCTTGAAGCGACTCCATTCGTTCCAACACTGACCGTTCCCGCCGAAGCAGCGGAGATCGAAATGCGAGTTACCGTTGCGTAATCTTGCACGCTATAAACAGGATTTCCGCTTGAGCCGCCTGTAAGCGCCTCCGAAATTGGATTGCCGTAATAGTTCGTGCCGTAAATGGTGAACGTTACGCTTGTGTCTGTGCCGGAACTCGTAATAAGGACGCGACGTGGCTTGTCTAGAGTGGCGACGTCAGATGCGACAAGCGTTCCGTCGAGAATGAGGTCGCCCGCGCCTGCGTAAGACTGGGCGGTGGAAATTTTGGTTGCGCCAGCAGTGGCTAGAGGGCCAACAGTGACGGGTTTGAATCTCATGTGATTGTTCCGCGTGAAAAGAGCTGCCCGAAGGCAGCTCTATAGACGTTAAAGTGGCGGATAAAGCTGCTCTGAGGAACCAGCGGTTACAGAGACGAGTTGCCAGTTGCCATAAGGACTTTCGAGGCTATTCGTCGTAGTGTATAGGCTGCCATTATCCCCGATAATTACAGCGACCAAGCCATTTGACGCGCACACAAAAGACAGAACATCGTAAACATTGTTTAGTGTTACGTTAGTCTCAGTATTGCCCGGACCAGATATAATCGCTGCACGTATTTTGATTCTCATATCAGATAGTCGTCGTCGCGGTTATTACAGTCATAGTCGGAGTTACCTGACAACGGATAGTCTTACTCGTTTGAAGGGCAGTAACGCCGGTAAACGAACAATTTCTGAAGATGAACAACCCATCCGGAGAACCGCCACCAGCAATAGCCATCGCCTGACTCATGGTCGTGCCAGAGGCGACAGTGGTAGGCATGTTAATAAACACGCAATCCTCAAAAAGATTCCACCGATCAACGCCGTTAGCTGGCGACGTAAGGAATGTAAAGCCAGCCGCGCCAGCATAAGAGATGATGCGGCATTTGCGGAAGATATTCCGAGTAGCGCCGCCATCAAAATACATCTCATAGGTCGCAGTCCCTCGAGAGATGGTGTCGAGGCCGATAGTGCAGTCTTCGAACAGATTTTCTGAACCCGTAACCTTGAGCGAACGATTAGTCGCCACGTCCTGCGTGGCGTGCCCAATGCCAGCAAGATGGCAGTTGTAGAAATGATTGCGAGAGCCGCTGACGAGAACTGCGCCGATGGAAGTCGCGTCGTTGACGCCATGGAAAACTTCGATTCCGGAAATCAAGCAGTTGTTTGCGGAGACGGTGAAAAGGTCGTCTACGTTGGTCGCGGTTGAAAGCTGAGCGATGCGAGAGCGCTGAGAAAGACGCTGGCCACCGTTGATGCCGATGAGGGAGACGCCGTCCTTGGACCAGTCTAAGCTCGTGCTCTGATAGTCTGTGGTGGATGCGGCGGTGTTGGATTCGCTGATCAGATAGACGACGTCGTTTTTGTCAGCCGTAGCCTTGGTCTTGGCACCAGCAAGGGTCGCAAGAGCTTTGGTCGGCGAGCGGCCGTTGTTGCTATTTGAGCCACCCCCAGGTTTAACAAAGTAAGATTTGCCGTTGGTGAAGCGTCCTCCTACGGGGACTCCTCCCATTTCGAAGAGGCGATCTGGAAAAATCGTGATGGGATGTTCCTTTATAATTGTGAGCCTGCGAGACGGGTATCGGCCGCCTGGAACTTTGTTATCGATACGATGCGTGAGGCTTAATTTATTGAAGCATGTTTTTGGAATATGACAAGAATAGCAGGGCTAAAACTTGCATATTCCAAAGTCAGGCAAAACTAGCGTTGAGTCATTTTCGCTTGTACTTTTTTAAGTATCGAATGATGGCTTGGGCGATGTTTTCAGAATCTTCTATTGCTCCGAGAGCAAAGTTACAGCGATGACAGAGAATGCCGCGAATGGCTCCGTCCAGGTGGTCGTGATCCACGCAAAGTTTTTTTAGACGTCCACTCGGCATCTTGTTTCGCTCGGGGCGGCCGCATATTTCACAAAGGTTGTCGCATTTAGCAACTTTCTGGGCATACTCCTTCTTGTTCAAGCCACATCGAGTCCTTCGTTTAAGAAGGAGCGAATACCTATAAAGTTATTCAGGAGTCGCGTCTTTGCAAACGTCGTTGTCATCTTTAATCTTTTGAAGAAATGCTTCGCGAGGCGTCATCCATTTTAAATTATCCTTCGTATAACCTTTCTCTTCATCAGTCAAATAAAGTCTGTGTTCTGACGTTGGAGGAAGGCCGACATCTTTTGAAAAGCAACCAAAATTCAGCCATCTCGGCTCTAGTGGTCTTTCATGCAACTGAGATCGAATTTTAATTGAGCGCCATCTGCTATACAGCATCTCCATCTCAATACTTTTTTTGAAGTACTTCCGGTTGTAATGTAGCCTGCAAAGCCCATGAGCGATTGATTTTTCACAGCAGCCGTCCACTGAGCAAGGTGGCGCTATACTATAAGTTCGTTCTAAGGTAGAGGGAAGCCTGTTTTCTTTCTTTAGCCGACTGTAGCACCCCGAGCATAAGCCTCTTCCACAATTTTTAGGGACATCACGCCCGCACTCTAAGCAAATCAAATGCAATTCTCCAAAAATACCAACACAAGCGCAACTAAAGTAGGCACGCTTGCCAACTCCCCGTTGGCTCGGATTATTATATTTTGGAGAAATCTCTTTTCAACGGTTGAAAGCGGTGCTTCTGCTTTTTTGGCAAAAACACCGCTCTCAAATCTTTTAAAGTATACGTAAAGTATAGTTAAGTATTACGCTGAGCCGAGCCAGCAATTTCGCCATTCACTAAATCCTGCCACGTAGCGCTCAAAGCTTTTGGCCAAAGCATTAGATGTAGAGAAATCATTATCCTGTTCGAATACTAACGCTTTTCTTTCCATCAAGATCAAACCATCTGGAACATTAGTCTGAACTGCCCAGAAAGACGAAGAAGTAAGAAAGTGATTTACTGTATAACCTTCAGTAAGCATTCCCAAATTCTTCAGCGCATTGATGTTATTCGAAGCGCTATCAGACTGGAGCGGGCTCTTCAGAATTCTTTCTGCATTAAACGCCTGCGACGGATGAATGATAAGCTTCTTCGGCAACGCCTTGAAGATCAAACCCCGGTTATTCTTAAACAGCGAAATTGCGACGATAGCATCCTCTAGAGCCGACTCCGAGAAGTCCGCAGAAGCGGTAAACATATTCGCCTGACTTCCGATGTCAGTTGGGTGCGCGGTCGAGAACAAAGGCTGACCGTCGCCTCCTGGATGAGTCGCGCTAGTCCCGTAGTTAAGGACGTTGGCGCAATTCACCTCTTTCGTCTGGTTCATAGAGAACGCCAGCATTTTAGCGCGCTTGAACGAAGCTGCCTTATACTGATTATCCTCAAGCTCTTCCATTGTAACGATATAGCCCAAACCCCAAGTGCTATGGGTATACCGCGTCACGTAAAGCTGATTGTGGGAATCGTAAGTAAACGATCCACCCTCAGGCTTTCTCTGAGCATAGCCAAAGCTTCCCGAAGAAACATCTTCCTCGTATGCTTTGTCTGACTTGACAATTTCAAATATTTCTTTGTATTCGGGGGTGTACTCGTCGTACATCATCCCGAACCAGCGGCGAATTCCTGGCCACATGCTGTATTCGAATAGCTTCGCTAGAGCTAAACCGTATCTATACTAAGTTTTACTTAAGTAATTCTTAGTGTATACTGCTGCATATTTCTATGCAGGCTAGACTATATCTCAGCCCTGGTAAGGGCTTCCACCGCTTCCACTCGCTTGAGTGTACTCCCCTAAGGGATAGTCGTTGAAGGTTTCCAAAATTTTATACCCCATTGTCCCATTAGCTTTTGATAACGCGGTCACTGACAAACCATGCTCCCGGCAAAAAGCTCTTCTCCCGCGAACCACATGGCGAGAGCCATCTGGAAATTGGATAAGATATGTGCCCGACTTTGGATTGTTTGCACCTTTATTGGTGTAGCCTCCAAAGTTTTTTGAGCACCGCGAGTCGCCACGCTTAGCATTTGCCATCTTAATACGGCTATCTAAAGGAATAATTTTTCCAATTTGTTTCTGCCGTCCTGCCTCGGAGCATGTGCAAAGGCTTCCGCCGCCACGATTTAAATTATATCCGTTAGGCTTGCCGCCCCACTCGATAATGCAAAAGTATTCTAGCATTCTTGCTTCATCAAGAGAATTAGTGGAATGAAGCTTTTCAAGAGAAAATCTTTGCTCTCCCAACTCTCGAATGGCAGTGTAGAGAGGCGTGTTATGGCTAAGTCGTGTGCGCAAATGAGCTTTCCAGCGGCGGTCCATTCCCAGGCTTGTCATCCCAATATAGACTAGACCGCTGACCAAATTTGTTATCTTATATACAGTATAAGTTGAGGATTTTAGACTTCCAAGCTGATCGCCCAATCTATAAACTTTTTTAACATTCACGTTTACCGTTTCCGGTTGCGTTGTAGTGTTCATAGCTCTAAGGGTATTCCAGCAGTTCGATGGATGTTTACTTTATAATTACTTATAAAGGGCTCTGTGTTTCTTCACTAATACTTAGTGAATACTTAACCGACAAGCTTTTGGGTGATTCGAAGTAGCGATTAATGCCATGTTACATTACTCCTTTTTAATATCCGGCCACGCCGTCAACTTCGGTATGATACTTAATCTGAACTTCCCATTCAGCGTAAGCCGCGAGAGTATTCGCCGGACTATCCGGGCGAAGCCTCAAAATCCGAAGCTGAGCAGTCGCCGTATTCGACGCTGCGCCGACATAAACGGTCGAGCCGTTAAGAGCCCATCCCGATTTATTCGTGTACGTGCTGCCACTGCCTGCAACGAGATCAGCGTTAGCATGAACCCAAGTATTAAGAGGAGTAGCCGCGCCGTTGTCCCGAACACTGAAAACAAGATTCGGATCATCCGCAACATAAACGCCGCGAACGGTAGACGCCGCATTATAAACGGTAGAAGTCGCCTGTTCCGCGAAGAAACCGACAACCACGCCAGTAATGCGGTTCGTATACGCCGCAGTCGCGATAGTCACGTTTCCGATAGAACCGGCTGGCATCCCGTAGTAATCAGTGGTGTTAGAACTCGCCACCTTAACCACAGGATCGCCGATAAAGAGAGCCGTAGCTCCCGAGCAGAGGTAAAGATTGCAAGCGCCGTTATAAGGCGCTCCACTCTTGTACCGCAGGGGCATCAAACCATATGCCCCAGTAGGATTAGACATTTAACGTATCCATTTGTTGTTAGCGTTGCACCTCTTTAGGCACATAACGCAGAGCTTCATCCTCTTGCGACAAGCCTCCCGTTCCCGGAACGTTGCCGCTTCGCATCTGGTGATAAAGCTGATCAACGCGCGACAGTTCCTTGGCGCGGTCGGCCTCATCGTATTCCTTAAGCTTTTTACACAGAAACGCTCGCATGACGCCTCCGTTAGAGTCTTTGCCGACGATTCGGCTAACCTGCGTTCCTGCATCTGTATTGGTGAAATCACTGGAAAATTCGCTTACCAAGCAAACATCCCAGTCATCCCGCTTAGTCATGGAGTGCAGTCTGTACTTGTCATCATTAATCCAGCGATACACATACCGAGGGTCTTTCTCTTCCTCTGGGACCGCTAGCTTAAAATCAGCGCCGTCAAAATGCATAGAATCTCTACGCCGACGCCTAGACTGCGATACTTCCTCTGCTCTATCGCCGCGAGCGCTTCTTAATGGAAGCTGCTCTTTCTTCAGCGTTTCTTTGCTTACATTCATTCGTTAATCTCCCAATAATCCTTAGCGTACTCTTCGCGAGCCTTAGCGACATCTTTGCCGTAAAAACCCGCTTTAATGTAGCTGCGTTCCGCAAGCGCCCGGTCGTCAGCATGGATGTCATTCCAGCCCTTACGGCGAGAGGATGCGCCGCCACCAGAAGCGACTCCGCTAGCCGAGCCCTCGACAAACGAATGTGTCGCCGTCTTCTCCTGCCTAGCCTGAACCGGCTCTTGCGCTTTTGTGTCAATTCCGAATTTCTCCGGATGGCGCTTTTTCATTTCTGCCGTTACGCGCTCAAGATTTTCCGCCAAGTCAATTCCTGGATGCCTTTCCCAAAGCTCGACGTGAATCCTTTGCGCCTCAAGATTCATATCATTGCTCCGGTGGAACCATGGATTCTTCTCCATCCAATCATCCCGAGCACGCTGATCTCGCGAAGACAGCGTAACTGGCTGCTGAGGAGAGCGATCCTCAACAACTTCCGTTCTTTCAACTGGTTTAACAGGCTGGCGTGGCTGATACTGCTCGTCTTCATTCTGGGCTTCCCGGTAGAACTGTTTTTCGCGAGCAAGCAATCCTTCGTAAGTTTTGGTGTCGCCAGCCGCAACAGCGTTAAATTTCGCTGCGTCAATCTGTTCTAGAAACGTCTGGCGCTGCCGCTCCATAGCGATGCGCGCCATCTTTTCATTGCGGTCCTGGCGGTCCTTAAACTCAGCTTCCTGACGCTCAAGACGCGCCTGTAGCTGTTTCGCCGCTTCGTCCTGACGCCGCTGACGATCTTCAAACTCAGACCGCTGGCGATCAAATTCCGCCTCTCGCTTCTGCTGCTCAGTCTTTAGACGCTCAACCTGAGAGCGAACAATAGGAAGAACTTCCTGTCCACGCCGGACATATTCATCGGGTCCACGCCAATGTTCTGGGGCTCCATGCCAATCAGACTTGTCAACCCAACCCATTTCCTTTGCCTGCTGAATAATTGCAGGATCAAAAGTTGTGGTTTCGACGTTTTCCTCTTCGATATCGTTATCCATATAATTGCCTCTTAAAATTCAATAACTGCGCCGATATCCTGATCATTCACCATTCGGTAATCGACCCCGTCTTTCCCCGGAATGGTTGACCCGCTGTGCCGAGCAAAGTAAACTCGGTCTCCAGGTTTTGGGAGAACGACCCATGCAGGCCAAGCGTGATACGAAAACGCGGCGGGCGAAACATCGATAATAGTTCCGATAATCTGGCCGCGACGCTCTTGGTCATGAACGTCATCAACCAAGATTATTCCGCCTTTAGTGACCTTCTGTGTTTCGTCGGGAAGAATCAAAACCTTAAACTGAAACGGACGAATACCGCTTTTGTTTAGCTCTGATACAGAAAATCGACTCTTTTTCTTTTTATTCTTACTACCAAGCGGCCTTCCCTTCTTCTTTGTCGAAGGATCGCTTGACGAATATGCCAAACTCAAGTTCAAATGTCCTCGTGTTCTAAATTAACTATTTCAGTGAGAACCAAACCTCGTGCCCGAAGATCAGTTAAAATCAATGGATCAGCGTTGCCTCTTCCCCATGAACTCTGCATCCACCTTACTTCTGCTTCACGAATGTGAGTCCGAAGCTTGTCCATAACGGCTAGCGTGACAGGATGCTCTTTCCACGCGTCGAAATCGTCTTTTGTAACCGACATTTTGCTCTGTGTTGGAGTGTTGCTAAAGTGAAGAAAGAAAGAAGCCGTATTCTCGCAATTAAGAAAGAAAATAAAGGGAATACGGCGAAAAATTTTAGCTATATAATTATGTAATTTTAATATTCAAAAAACAAACGTCAACGCAGAAAATCACTTAACAAGCCCTTCAATAGCATTATTTGCTTGCTCGTTTTGGGAGTTAATCTGCTCTTGAGCGAATTTCAAACTATTTTGATCCATTTCCGCAGCAGCTTTAGCGCCACGAATATGTGTATCCGCCAAATGCGCCGCGCTTCTTGCGTTATTTGCGTCAATATCGCTTTGGAGCTTCTCCAGCTGCTTCTGCATCATCATCATCTGCATCTGGCCTTGCGGCGTCGCCTCAGGCGGCGGTGAAGGCGGCATAAGAACTTCTGGGAAGTTATCGATGCCAGCAGCCGTTAATAGCCGAACCAAAGTCTTAGAAGGATCAAGAAGTTTATCATATGGAGCTTGAGCCTGGAGCTGAGATAAGAGCTGAGCGCGAGCAATCCGTTGCATTTCTGTGATAAGATTTGGGTCTGCAACTGGAGTGACGGCAATGTTATCTTCTGCATAGTCAATCGCGACGCGCGCCTGTTCTCCGAGAACGCGGCTGTAGTCTTCATCTGAAAGATATTTCCTGTTGAGCCTGTATAAAATCTTGTATTCTTTGGACAGCGCTTTAAAGATACGCTTGTAAATCGCCGTAAAAACCTTAAGCCCTTGCTCGATCAAGGCCAAGAGAGTTGTCGGCTGAATTTGCTGGCTTCTTACGTCTCCAGTCAGAATATCTTGAATTGACGTAATTTGCTTTGCCGACTCGACCATCATCGTAAGCAGCTGGAACAGAGCCGCGCTCGGTCCGGGATGCTGCATCGTTACGATAGCGTTCCGAATATCTTGCCCCATTTCGCCAAGCGTGTAGTAAACTCCTGGCTCGAACCGATATTCGCTTTTCTTTAACGTCAGGCCAGAGCCAATGAATCCGCCGCCAGCATTCTGCAAATGACCAGCGTCCAGCATCTGGTTCATCGTGCTGTCGATAACAGCGGTGATGCTTTCCAAGAGCATTCCAAAGCCAAGCGGATAAAAACCGCCGTCCGGATCAGGAATAAAGGGATACATGACAAAATAATCTTCGCGCGGGATTCTCGTGATTTTCGAGCCGCGATATTTTATTTCACGTGGATCAAAGCCAGCGGTTATCCTGACGACTTGCTCTGACTTCTCGTGGACCGTAACAATCCAAGGCTCAGCAAAATCATCGCCGTCTAAGTCGTAATAGCAATGTTGTTCAATAAACTTATGAGGAGCCGCGTCATCATTTGCGGTATCATCGTCATAGAGATCAACATCTAAAAAGACATTCGACCGAACCCTTTCGTCAACTTCTTGAGGATAGA